ACTCAATTGTCAAGGAAGGGGGTCGTGCCAAGGAAATTTCGGAAAAATTCCGACAATGGATGGAACATATCCCCACAAAAACTTGTGAAGGATCCACCCTCCTTGGCAGGAATTCCACAGAATTTTGTGGTTTTCCCCGTTGGATGACAGTCGGTCGTAAAGTCGCTATGGATTTTATCCGTAGCCTCCCTCATGATGATGAGGGAGCAGTCCATCCATGTGTGATGGCGGGAGAATCCCGTCAAGACACTGTCTTCGACTTCGATAATTTTCGATACGAAGACCCTTTGTACGGACTAGATGAAACTACTGGGTATCAGCTCCACCAGTGGTCTGTACATATGTTGCTCGAAATCGGTATTTTAACCGGAGACGAGCACGATCCAGACAGCCTACAGTTATCAACTGAGGTGTTTCCTTTAATTAGGAGATCGACTATTGGAGAACCGGGGGCAAAGTCCCGGGTTGTCACAGTAGGAGAAGCTTGTCTTACAATCTTCCTACAGCCTTTTTCCCACCACATAACAGGTAGGTTACGTACTCATCCATCGGCATCAGCGGGTCTTACCCGTGCCGCCCAAGGATTTGAGTATGTGAAGGCACTCCATCTGAAGAAACATCCTCAGATGGAACCGCTAGAACTGAAGTTATTAACTTCAGATCTAACAACGGCGACGGATTTCTGTACACATCAATTCAGTCAAGCAATGCTTGATGGATTATGTGACGGATTACAAGAAAATTTTGTATATCATCGCCTATCTAGTAAACTGCTTTGCTCACCTCGACAGTGTGTCGACGGTGAAGATGTCTGGGAAACCTCAAGAGGAATCCTGATGGGGGACCCAGGCGCAAAGGCTGTTCTGACATTGCACAATCTTTGTGCAGAGTTAGAAGCGTTTATTAGATATCGGATTGGGCAAAATGTCTCTGATGCGGAGTTGCTCCGCCGCCTAGAGAAAATGAAGGAAATTCCTTCCTCATGGTGGAGGCATTTTGCGTGCAGTGGGGATGACCACACTGCTCTCGGTCCGATAGAGTACCTAAGGGAAATAACTAGATCCCATTCCAGGAACGGAATGTCCGTTTCCTGGTCACAGAACTTTGTTTCAAAGATCGGTGGGTTCTACTGTGAAGAAAGTTTCTTCATCAGAGGGTACTCAACCAAAGATTTATTCTTACAGAAGTTTCTTTGGCAACTAGGATATGAAAGTCATGTCCATGTTGATGCTATCAAATTGAGGCTTCTTTCCCCATGTTCCAAGGAACATGAAGGGAAAGATGAATCCAACCCGGCGATTGGAAAGTCTCAACAACTCAGTAAAGTACTGAGGTGGCTTGAATCTCCGCTAGACTCATTTAAGAAATGGGCCTCTTGGAGATTTAGTGACCGTATGTCAGGATTTTTACCTGACGACGGATCGCACTTTTTACCAGTATCACTGGGGGGATTGTCTACGCCGGCTTGGCATATGACCTTCTCAGAGACTGAAGATATAATTATCAATTTGTCTTCTTCTCATTTGTCCCTGATAGAGAAAGTTCTATCGGGCGACTCAACCCATTTGGATCGTCGCGTGATTTCGAGCTTTGCTTCGAATTCGCGGGCGAGGGGTATCGATGCCGACGTGATCCAAGATCACGTTCGGGACCTTCTGTCAAATATTGATTTGACGAAGGCAATCGACGTAAACGAGATACAAAGTATCATAGACGTCGATCCTGACGAGTTCAAAAGTTGGACTGCCAGGAAGAAATTCCACGTCGCTTCGACGCATAATTTCATTTCGATCAATGATGCCATAAATTTGATCGAGAGACCATATATATTTAGGGATTTATTATTCCCTGATATGTCAGAGAAGCACGGGTATAACCCGAGCACCTCTGAGCCTTATTCCAATGCAAATTGGGTAAAGCGAAAACGAAAGTTCAACAGTTTGTTGGACAGACAGGTACCGGTAGGAGAGGCGAAGCCTCTTTCCGTCAATAATGTAGCACGTATTACGTCCTGTATTATCGATGGAGTCATACTGGAGATCCCTCCCTCGAACTTGCTAATTTCGAGAGAGGTGGTATCGGTCGAGAGTCGACCGAACCTTCAGACGCCTTACAGGCGCTGTGATCTATCCTTTAGGGTGTGAGAAGTTTCTTC